TTAAGTATTTAATACATATTTATATATAAATTGTAATGCTAATATAATAACAATTATTAATATTTAAATAATTAATTATAATTAATTATAAATGAAATTATTCATTAACAATGATAATAATCATATAATCACTGATAGTGATAAAACAAATCTACAATGTTTTACAGAATATGGTATGAATTATTCTAATATTCAAATGTATAAAATTTCAGATAATCTAAAAAATAGCAATATAACTTATGATAATTTATTATTATTACCTATGACACATATTAATAATATTTGGCATTTAATGCATCATATTTTTATTACATATAAATACTTAAAAAAAAATAATATTAATAGTGATTTAATGTATCCTATATTTTTTAAAAATTTCTATGAACGACAAGGAAATATAACTAAATGTACATATAATGATTTAATTTTTAAAGGATTAGGATTTGACTATAATAAGTTTAAAAATAATTATGATGTATTTAAAAATAATGAATATATTAATGTTAATAATATTTATTATGTAAACGAAAGCATTAATTTTCATAACGAATCATTATTCGACGATTTTAAAAAGTCAATATTAAATAATTTTAATATAGAATATAGAAAAAATAGTTCAAAAAATGTAACATTTATATTAAGAAAAGGAACAAGAGAAATAACAAATATAGATTATGTTAAGGATAATTTACAATCATATAATATAAATTATATATACTTGGAAAATCATACAGTTAAAGAACAATTAGAAATAATTGCAAATACTGATATATTAATTGGTGTTCATGGTGCTGGATTGGCATGGTGTATATTTATGAAAAATGGTTCTACATTGATAGAAATGTATCCTGGAAATTCAAATACAGATAATTATATTAGATGGTGTAAAATAGCTAATATTAAATATAAACGACTATGTATTAATATTACTACTGGTAATGTAAATGATTTTAGAAATGCTACTGTAAATATAAATGATAAACAACTTCAAATTATACAATCAAATATGTAAATAATAATTATATTATAATATATAATGGTTAATACTTTCAACATTAAACATGTCTGGAAAAATCATCCTGTAAATATAGGACATTTTTTTACATGATGTGTTATTTCATGCTATTGTAGAGTATATTAAAGATAATTCAATTAAATGGTTTTTAGACAATGATTTAAGTGATTGGGAATATAATATAACAAAATGTGTTATAGACCATTTACATATAAATTTTGAAATTAATAATACGGGAATCGATACACCTTTTATAAAATATGATCGAAACATAAAAAATAATAAACATTTTAGTGAGGTCATACAAATAATAAGAACTAGTGTTTTTAATTGTTATAAACTTGAAGAAAAAAATATAGATAGACCTAGTTATAAAGTATTATATTTTCGTGATGATGCTAGTAGAAGAAAAATGATGAATCATAATAATGATTTAAATCATTTATTTGATGAGATTATAGTAGATATGGGGTCAAAGACATTTGAAGAACAAGTAAGATTATTTCATAAAACAACTCACTTTGTAACATGTGAAGGAGCACATTTAACAAATATTATTTTTATGAATATTAACACAAAAATATTAGTATTTTCACCAATTAAAAATAGTTGGCAAGAAATGTTTGGAACATCAAGATGTGTAAAACACTTTGAACACGCAATTACAGGAGGAGATTTTAATTCTAATATAAATTATAATGATAAAATTAAAAATAAAATAACAAAATTTCTTTTATAAATAGTACTAATACTCTAACATATTTTTTTGTTGTTCTTTACTATTTTTCCATTCTCCCACTTTTATATAATTTGGTAAATTAATAATATGGACTTTAATATCATTTCCCCATGATCCTTTGGGTAATTCATTTACAAAAAAATCTGGAACAAATAAATTTTTCAATTTAGGATTCATTAAATATAATAAAAAACCAAATGTTCCAAATCCAATTATCAAATTAGATACATTAGATAAAATAAATAAATCCTTCTCTAATGCATTACTTATGTATTCTACATTTTCTTGCTTTAATAATTCATTAATACATGGATTCTTCTTATCTTCACAAACCAGTTTAATACTATCATACTCATTAATAATATCTTTATAATAAGATAATGGTGGTTGTACATATGCCTTGTGGGGATTACTTGAAAATATATCGCCACCTCTAAAATGTATATGAATAGTTTTATCATCAGTTACATCATTGTTATTTTCTGTTTGAATTTTAAATATTGATTTAATATATTTTTGAAAATACTCTTTCATAACATATGGTTCAGGATCTATAATATTGTATTTTTTTAACGAAAAGAAGGTGTCAATAATTTGTGATTTATTAATATTTTCTATATTTTCTATTGTAATGATATTTGAAGTTAGTAATGAATGTTGTTGAAATTCAATTGAATTATGACTATTTATTATAGCATAATGTATTGCCCTAATTATCTGCAATATATTATTGCCTGTACGACCACTCCATGATTGGATAATTAACATTATATAATAATATAACTTATTTTTTTATATCATTATAATTCCAGATAATACTTATATATTTCACTTCATCATATCGTCTATCAGTTTGTCCAAATCATATTCACGAGTCCATCCTAACTCAGACTCTGCCTTTGTTGCGTCACCTAGCAAGAATTCCACTTCACAAGGTCTAAAATATTTTTCATCGATTTTGACTAATATTTTACCGGTTGATTTCTCTCTACCTATTTCATTTATACCTTCACCTTCCCAAATAATTTCTTTACCAACTTTGGCAAAACAGCGTTCAATGAAATCTCTTACAGTATATGTTTTTCCAGTAGCCAATACATAATTATGTGGTTTCTCTTGCTGAAGCATAAGCCACATTCCATAAACATAGTCCTTTGAATGTCCCCAATCACGCTTACTGTCAATATTTCCAAGAGTTAATACATAATCTGGTTTCTTTACTCGTTCTTCTTCAAAATTGTCGTTATGTAAAACACTTTCGTGTTCACCACCATTTATTACTTTCATTACTTTTTCATACTGTTTTTCTTGTTCCACAATCTTCTTGACACCATTGACAACTTTCATAGTGACGAAATTCTCACCACGCCTAGGTGATTCGTGATTAAATAAAATTCCATTACACGCAAATAGGTTATAAGCATCACGATAATTATTCACTAAATAATGACTATATACTTTTGCACACGCATACGGAGACTGGGGATTAAATGGAGTCGTTTCTTTTTGTGGCCTTTCCAATACATCTCCAAACATCTCACTGGTTCCCGCTTGATAAAATTTGGTTTTCTTTCGAATATCATGGGGTAATGTACGAATTGCTTCCAATAATTTCAGGGTCCCTAGACCATCGATTAGAGATGTATATTCAGGAATTTCAAAGGAAATTTTTACATGACTTTGTGCTGCTAAATTATAAATCTCAAATACATCAAATCCTTCATTTTCTCTCGTCATTTTCGTAATGTAGTTGGTTAATGATGAACCATCAGATAGATCACCATATTCCAAAATAAGTTTATTTCTAATATGGTCTAGTCTTGTATATGAATAAAGTAATGATGTACGGCGAACAATTCCATATACTTTATATCCCTTTTCAATAAGCAATTCCGCTAGATATGAACCATCTTGACCTGTTATACCAGTAACAAACGCAATTCTTTTACAACCTGTAGTATCAGTCATTTATTAATATTAATATTAATGATAATATAATGTTTAAATATTAATCGATAATTAATATATAACTATATCTTATAAATAATACTATTATGAGGATTTGTTGTACTGGAGGAAATGGTATGGTTGGAAAATCCATACAAGATATTGTGCCTAATTATAGTGAACATACATTTGTATTCTTAAATAGGTCATTAAACAATGAAAATAGTGTAGACTTGACAAATAGAGAAGAGGTATTGTCATATTTTGAAAAAAACAACTTCGACTATATTATTCACTTGGCTGCTGATGTAGGAGGACTATTTAAAAATTTGAATGGAAATACATCAATGTTTTCGAATAATATAAAAATTAATGAAAACATTCTGGAAGCATGTATAAAAAACAATATTAATCGTGGAATTTTTATTTTATCTTCATGTATTTTTCCATCAGAACCATCGAAATTCCCAATGAACGAGGAAATGATACATGAATCTCCACCTCATTTTTCGAATGAAGGATATGCGTATTCGAAACGAATGATGCATATACAATGTCAACAATACAATAAAACAATAAATACTGAATTTATTTGTCTGGTTCCTGTAAATCTATATGGTCCATATGACAATTTTAATCCAGACAATAGTCATTTAATACCAGGATTACTTCACCGGTTCTATAATAATAAAGTAAATGGTGAACAAATGGTAGCATATGGTTCAGGAAAACCATTGAGACAAATGTTATATTCTTCTGATTTTGCGAATATAATTTGTCAAACATTATTTAATCGAGAAATTTCAAATGAAACTATTATATGCTGTAATGATGAAGAATTTGAGATAAAAGATATTGTTAAAGAACTTACAACAGTAATGGATATTAACTACAACAATGATATACAGTGGAATTCGTCTATGAGCGATGGATGTATGAAAAAGACAGTGGATAATACATTATTTAAGATGATATATCCAGATTTTATATTTACCCCGTTTTACGAAGGAATAAAAAAAACATACGAATGGTATGTTTCCAATAAAAATACAATTCGTGTATAAAATACTTTTTTCAAGTCTGGAATAAATGTTATCACTTCAGTTTAGATAACATTAGATAAGATTTAAAATATATTTATTATACCATATTAAAAATAATATGACATAATATAATAATTATGAATATGAACATAAACGACGAATTTGATTGCGAGAGTGTAAAAAAACTGATAAAATATATTTGCAAGGATAATCATCGTGATAAAAAACATTGCGAATCTCTGCAAAATATGTACGGTAAATGTGTATATTATAAAGAAGAACAATCTACTGCGAAAAGTGAAATCAATGAGATAGAACGATGTGCGTTATTATGTACAAGATAATCACTCTACCGTAACCACTTTTGCCAAATTTCTTGGTTTGTCTGGGTTAATTCCTCTTATCAATGATAACCTATAACATATGTGTTGAAGAACTGTCATAAATATAATTTCTTGACACTGTTGATTTTCAGGAACAACAATATATTTATCCTGGTCCAGTTCCAAGTTTTTAATCTCACTTATAACGAGAATATTAGCCATTCTACTTTGTATTTCCTTATATACATTCCACATTTTATCTTCATTATTCTTATCTATAAGCAGTATAACTGGAAATCCTGGTTTTAAAAGTGCAAA